GCCGTGGTACATGAGATTGCCACGCACGCGCCCGTCCTTCGATACCCGGTCGAGCATGGCTTGGAACTTCTTGACGCTGCTCTTGCCCGCCAGCAGACGGATCTCCAGCACTCGCCGGACATCGTCTGGAATGGCTCCCGACTTCAAAAGGTTTTCCACAGCTTTTTTATTGAGGCTCTCGTCTTCGCCTTCCAGCACTCCGAAACCTTTGGACAGCAGCCACTGCCGCAGCTTTCCGACGTTCGTCGCTGCCGTGACCGCGCCATCAGTGATCTCAGCCAATTCCTTGTTCAGCGCCTCCTGCGCCTCCGACGCGACCTGCACAGCGTAGGTGGCAAAGTCCACGTCTATCGCCACGCCACGGTCGTTCATCTCTTCCGTCAGCAGCCAAACCTCACGTTCCTCCGGGGTCAACTGCCGCAGGATCTTGTCGAGTTCGCGCTCGACCTCCACGTCGGTCGCGCAATACTGCGCCAGTCGCTTCATGCGGGCATCATCGTCCCACCATGTGATCTTGCCGTCTTCCGCAACAGAGCGCGGGCGGCACATGCGGAGCATCAGTGAGCGCCCCTCAGTGTCCTTCTGGACCTCTAGGCCCAACGCCATTGCTGCGCCCTCAAGAGAGCGTGGCAGTGCTTGGCGCGCTGCGCGGGCGGCGGTGTCATCCCATCGGTGTGGGGGCGGGACCGGCCACCCGTGTCGCGGGCCTAGAATGTAGGTGAGCATGGCTTTTTCGAAGCCAGCGTTGTGCGCCACGACAATGCAGTTCTCGTCTTCTAGTGCGGCGCGTAGGTCTTCTGGGAGAGGCTGCGTGTGCAACCATGTCTGCACCGGGCCTTCGTCAATCGCGTAGCAGGCCATGATGACTTCGGTCTGCGGGTCTTCTGCGTAGCGGTATGCGCCAGAGACGCGGAGATCAACGGTGCTGCGAGTTTCAAAGTCTAGATGAAGACGCAAGGATCGCTCTCCCAATTATTTCTGGGATTTGCGGGACGACCGCATTGCCGAGAACTCGCAATCTGTGTGCCCAGACGGGAACCCCATAAGCCACTCTACCCACGTTGGGTTCAGTCTCCCACCAGCCATTGCTGCTAGAGTTGGCGTATTTCTCAAATACTCGGCTGGAAAGGCACCTTCCTTCGCGTTGTGCGCCGTTGGTGTCGGCCACATTGTACGTGCTACTACCGTCTCTAAATTTGGATGAGGATGCGCCGCTAACTTCGGTGTCATTTTTGCTGACATGCTGCTGCACGCGCGAGGTGTCGGCCAAAGATGAGGATGGCGTATTTGATTCGGGAGAGACAACTGTTTCCCCCTCGCTAAGTGCGCGTCCATCGCTTCTTTTGAAGCATACGTTCCCCTCTTGCTGTCCCCTGCATTGGGGGTACGCCATAATCCAGATCCTGTCTCTTTGGTGAGGGGCACCAATGGAGGAAGCGGGTATACAATGCCATTCTGCATCATACCCGATCTCGGCAAGGGACCAGAGGACTTTGTCCAATCCGCGAGATCGAAGGGCTGAAACGTTTTCAATGATCGCGTAGCGCGGTTTGATTTCTTTGATGAGTCGGTGGAACTCAAACCAGAGGCCACTTCTTTCTCCTGCAAGACCTGCACCTCGTCCTGCTGCGCTAATGTCTTGGCAGGGGAACCCTCCGCAGATAACATCAACGGTAATTCCATCTGCCTGCAATCTTTCTTGCGTGAGCGTTTTGACATCGTCATAGATTGGTGTCTCCGGCCAATGTTTCTTTAGAACTTGATGACAGAACGGATCCATCTCGCAAAACGCTACAGTTTGGAACCCGTTCGTCTTTTCCAAACCAATGGCGAAGCCACCTATGCCGCTAAAAAGGTCTAATACTCTGAGCATGTTCTCTCCGAATTAAAATGAGGGCGGCGGCGAAAGGACTGGAAAACCGCCGCCCTCTGGGACAACTAGGGGGGGGGGAATTAGTTGTCCCAATCTCCTGCCGTACCGATTTCGGCGGCAATCTCATCGAAGTCGTCCTTTGCGCGGCCAGCGCCACCACCGAACGGTGCGTCATGCTGCAACAACTGCACGTTCTGGAGCGCGAAGCCGACACCCTTCAGCACGTTGTCGTAGGCGTAAGCCCGCGCAGAGACACGCGCCCAACGACCCGCATACACTTCGCGCGGATCGTCGATCTCGTTCTTCATGGCGTCCACGACACCCGGCTGGTTCTTCGTCTTCAGCGCGACGAACTTCCATCCGTCCGCATAACCAGCAAGATGTTCCTTCTCGCTTGCGTCACGAATGACCAGCTTCGGGCCACGCATACCTTTAGGCCACTTGCTCTTGTCAGCGCCCCACTTTTCCGTGGCAGCAGCGTTGAGCGCCTCCACCAACGGAGCCGTGTCGTAGTCCGGCGGAAGCAGCAGCGTAAGCTGGTACTTGTCTCCCGGCGAACCGTCTTGGTTCTTCGCGGGTTCAAACAAAGCCGGGAACGACATACGACCGGGGCCAATGATAATCTTCGACATCTCTTTCACCTGTTACTCTGCGAAATCATCAGACGCAGCAGAAGTCGCAGTACCCTTCTGAACGTCTCTGGAAAGATTGAACCCGCTGCTTTCGCTCACGACTAGGTCAGCAAGATCAACCACGACACCCTGCTTCTTAGCAAGGCGCTCTGCCTGCGCCGGAGTGATGAGTTTCTCTTCCAAGAAATCACTCAACCCTTCCGACGCAAGGCGCTGCTTCACGATGCGCTCGTCACGCCACTTCCGTTGTGCCCGCTTCGCCTCAAGCTTCCAGCCGGGAACGACATTGCCGCCCTCTAGTTGCTTCTGAGCCCTATCACGGACCGCCTTCAGCCACGTTTCGATGACATCAGCTTCGTTCAGCACTTCCGCGATCATCGTACCCGTCATGTCTGCCGGGTCTTTCAGATCGTCGAAATCGTCCTTGGCAAGCGTATTGACGTGCGACTTCAATGTCGGACACGTCGCGCGAGCCAAACAGAATTTGCACCACGACCCTGCGGCGGTGGGCGCATTAGGTTGTGACGCTAAATAAGCAGCGTGGACTAGCTCCTTCGCCAATCCTTGCAACTCATCTAGCGTCACCTTGCGGCGCTTTACCCCGCCCAACCGGGGCTGCACCACGACTACTTCAATGTCGGTAAACTGTTCTGGATTGCCAGCAACGGTCAGCGCGCCAAGCGCATAGAAACCCAACTGCGGATTGATCTTTCCGCCGTAATCCACTTCGACCGCAACGCCACGACCGGCCTTGAGATCAAGCACGCGCAGGTGCGGCGGCGATACGATCACCGCGTCAGCCGTGCCAAAGAACTCAGGATGCTGTGGGAGTTTGAAACGCTGTTCGATCAGCAGCGTGCCGCCAAGGTTCATGTGTTCATGCTGGACCACGTCCACGTATGCCTGTGCGACAGAAAGCTGCTCGTCAGTAAACTCTTCAGTGTCGAAGAGCCGGGTCTGGCCGCGCAGCATATCTTCTGACAATGCGTGGAGACGTGAGCCTTCCTCCGCAAATGCCGACGAGACGTTCTCGATCCCTTCAGAGAGGTTAATCGACCCCGGACACCGCATCCACCGATGCGCTCCGCTTGCTCCGAACCTGCTGTGCGCTGCCATCTTTTTCTCCGTCCACGATTTCACTGACTAACTTGGCTTTACGCACTAGCACCCTAGTCACATCTTCGTCAACTGACTTTTTCAATACACACAGGGAAGCGTGGACCATAACGGTCTGTCCGCCCCGATATGAGCGGGCGATGGCTTGTTCGTTGAGCGCGGGTGTCCACGCCGGTTCTGCGATGAACACACGGTCCGCCACTTGCAGATTGAGCCCGGTGCCTGCGGCTTGTATCTGACCTATAAAGACTTTGCACTTCGGATCTTGGTGGAAGGTTTTGAGCGCGGCTTCTCTTTGGGTCGGTGTCATTCCACCTTGATAAAGGACCGGCCCATTAAACCGCAGCGCGTCAAATATCTCCTGCCCGACATCGGTATGCTGGAAGAAGACCAGCACTTTACTGTCACCACCGGACCAGATGTAGTTTTGAACCGCCTCCGCAACCGCTTTCGCTTTCGCCAAACCAATGCGGCGGCGGAGAGTAGACAAAGGAACTGATAGCGCAGTGATCGCAGTGATAGCATCGGCGTCATCCCGTAGCAGACGTTCCAATTCTTCCAGCGCGTCCATTGGCACGTCGGTCAAATCAATGTCGCGCGGCTCTACGACGAACGTGTCCACCAGCAACGGCGGCAAATCTTTCAGCACGTCCTTCTTCCGCAGGCGGGACATCGTTGGCCCCAGTTTCTGCCGCAGTTCGTCCAGATTTTTGACACCAAAGATCTTCGGCCCATAGGGGGTGTCAATATATTGACAGTAGCGTTCGATCCATTGCGAGAGTGTCCGGCAATCGCCTTTGGCTTCCGGGAACAACCGACTGACGTGCGTCCAGATCTCGCTGGGATCGTTCATTATCGGCGTGCCGGTTGCCACCCAAACACGCTTTGCGCGCCGGAACAACGCACCCGCACTGTCCGCCTTGAAGCCATACACGGCCCGCGTCCGTTTGGCGGACGGGGTCTTGAGCATGTGGCCTTCGTCTAGGACCAAACTATCCCATTCGGCTGCAAAAAGTTGCCGCCAAACAGGAGGCGTAGCCATCAGATCGTATGAACAGATGACTAACGTCGCATCCGAGCGCAACTTGTCTTTGCCGTTACGCAAGACCTGTACAGTTTCCTGTACACGTGCGCCGTATCGCACCGCCTCTTCAGCGACTTGGAAACGGATTGCAGCCGGGCAGATATAAAGCTGCCGACCGTCCTTTCCCGCCTCCAACAATGGCCGGGTCTTCCCGCAGCCGGGTTCCCATGCGAGAAGAAAATGCCCGCTCTTTAGGGCGGGCATTACTTCAGCTTGGTGTTTCCAAAGATTCAATTCAAAACCCCAGTGTCCATGTTGGCAAGGTCTTCGACCACCAACTTCTGCGCCACGGCCAACAGGGTCAGGGCGATTGGCGCGAGCATTTCCTCATCGCCATAAATATGGAATGAGCTGTTGTCGTGAGAGATCCCGATTAACAGCGCGTGGGTAAGGTTCGCGTCTTCGGCCCGCTCGAAAATCGGTTCTAGGTCAACGGCCATTCTCTAACTCCATGATGCGTAGCAGTCGCTCTGTTGCGATGTGCTGATAGGTTTCTCTGACTGCCCGTTCGACCGCGAGTTCCGCCTGTGCGGAAACCCACAACGACCGATAATCCACGTCACCGCTTTCCGTTGTCGGAAGCAACGACGAGTTCTCCTCGGGGTGGGTTGAGCATGTAAGCGATGCCCGACATGGCGGTGAGGAGATGGGTTCTAGCGTGACGATCTCTGGCATTGTCAACGGCTCGGGATAAGGCAACCAAGGATGATGCCATTTGTGCCAGTTCGGAGGGCTGGAATGGCGGGACTTCGTCAACGAAATCTTCCTCTTCGTCCATTAGCACTTCACTCCTTCTGGTAGCGGCAGGCCGTACTTCTTTGCGTGCGTGCGAACGCCGTGCAGCACGGTTGTATGGTCGCGGTCGAAGTAGCGCCCAATGCGGGCGTAACTCCAACCCTTCTCCATGACACAGCGATAAAACAATTCGTGCCGGGCGAAGACTAATGGCCGACACCGGCTATCCTGTAGCATCAGCGTGGGCGGGACTTTGTACTTCTCCGCCACTTCTTGGATGAGCTTATTGATATTGATTGTGGTCGAGATCTTGGGGACGTTGTCCCAGCGCGCCATCTCGCGCTGCACCCATTCCTTGATTGCTTCGGAACGGTTCTCGAAATCAGACTTCCGCTTTTCGACCACTTCCGGCACTGGCTCAGGCGCTGGCAGCATGACCACTGGCGCGGCCACCGCAGGCTTGCCCTCCAGACGGGCGCGGACTTCCTTGTAGTGCTTAACGAGTTTTGACTGGGCGACCGACATTTTTTACCTTTTCCACAGCTTTTTCATCTTTCACGAACGCGCCGCACCAATCCACTGGCTGCACGCGCGGCCAGCCTAATTGCCCGGCTGGCGGAACCGCGCGACAGATGCCGTAAGACGACAGTCCATCGTGGTCCCAAAACTTACAGTTTCTACAGTTTTCCACAGCCGCCTCCGTGTTGTGGAAAACGGTATTAGTTCCCTAGACGGAAATCAAGACCACGCTACGTCCGCCAGCACACGGTCCACGACATCGTTCTCATTGTCGCGCAAGTGCTGGTAGATTTGCCGGTAAACGCCCAAGCAGTCGATGGCCGCGTCTCCCGTGAGCAGGACTTGGTCGCCGTCTTCTTCGACCAGTTCAAGCCCCATCGAAGACACTTCCCAATCCACGCCCATTGTATTGATCCCGACATCCGGGTCGGGGAGGTCTAGCTCGTAGTAAAGCTCTGCTTCCCCTGTCGCGTAAACTTCTTTGCCTTCGTAACGCACGGGCACATCTTCAAACTGATAACGGAAATACTCACCCATCACTCTTTCTCCCCAAGCGCGGCGCGGGCAATTTCTCTTGCCTTCACGCGAAAGTCCCAATGATCCGGCACGTTCGTCTGACCCATATTGCTGATTTTACGCAGCGCCTCACGCAGCCGCTCTATTTCGTCGGCGGCTTCTTCACGCTCATGGTTCAACCGTCCCACCATATCGCCAATATTTGCAAAGCTACTCATGGTTGGTTGTTCACGCAGCCGTTCAACTATGTCACCCATCTTTCCTCTCCGCTGCTCTCAAGACCTTTTTGCCGTAGGCGGTACACCGGGGCTTGGCCCCATGGCCGGATTGGTAGAGCGATACCCCCGCACAACCCGTTCCACCCTTAGAGACTGCCACGGCCAGATACCTTACGCCAGCCTCTATCTCATCCTCACACGCCCGAAATGGGTGGGGGAGCCCGACTTCACGTGCCGCCGCACGACCCACCTGCATCATGCCCTTATACTGGCCGTTCTTTGCCCCGCATCTCTTGCGGCTCTCGACCCACGCCACTCCGTGGACTAATTGCCGGGGAAGGCCGTGCCGGTCTGCGGCAGCGTCCAGCATAGCGTCCGTGGTATTGAGCGGAGCTGACTGGATAGAGAACACCGCCGCGAAGATGGCAGCGATCATCACTCTTTCTCCCCAAACGCTGCGCGGATCAGAGGGACGCCGATTGCATTTGTCGTTGCCTTTGGACCCGGCAGATAAATGATCTCATCACGGTCAAGACGTAGAAGCTCACCTAAATCCCGTGGCGGCTCTCGCTGTTCAGCGGCGCGGCGATTGAACTCGCATGATCGACGCAGATAATCTTCATAAGAGCCTAAGCTGTAGAACATGCGCGGACCGGCCATCACTCTTCCTCCCCAAGCGCGGCGTCATTAATCAGCGCAAATAAGTTCCGCATGTCTGCCACTTCTTCGCGCAACCGTTCTATTTCCTTTGCCGATTGAAGGATCAGAAGATCATCTTCCGTATAGTCCGCATGATCTTCACAGTGCGGCACTAAACCGCGCAATCTGTCTGTGATGTCTCTCATCACTCTTTCTCCCCAAGCGCGGCGCGGGCAATTCTGAAATAGTCAGCTAAATACGACATCGGGTGAGCATCGCGTGTCTTTTCAACGATTTCACGCAGCGCCTCTTCCAGTTGCTCAATGCGTTTGGCCTGCGCCTCAATGCAGTCGGCGGCGCGTTCAATTACATCACAAGTGCAAAAGTTGTTTACACAGTCATCGCACTCTTCGCCCCGCAAAAGCCTTATCAAATCATCTGGTGTTCTTGCCTTACTTCTGCTGGTGGGTCGCGTCACAAGATTGTCGGTCATTCCATTGCCTCCTCATAAGCAGCGAGAGCGTCGTATAAGAGTTGATCTAATCTTGCCATCATTGGGTAAACCTCCGGCGCAAAAATTGACATGTCGATGATCGGCGACTTTTTCGACATGTCGTCGCTCGCCAACATTCCATTTGGAACGTCAAATAAGTGCGACTGCCACTCGTAGGCCAAGTCCCAGTACGCGTTATAAACAACCTTACGAGACGCCTTTAACTCGCGGTCCTTGATGTCCAATAGTACCTTAAGCCGGGCGATCTCATCCTCTAACTCTTCAAAATAGTCCATCATTTTAACCCCTCCACGATCAACCCAATTGAAGCAACGACGATTGCAGTCAACCAAGCGGCATACTCTATCTTACTCATCATTTGTCCTCCTTACTCACAGACTCGACAAGAAGTCGAAGTTCCGCAGTCGGCATCCGGTCTATGAACGCGACGCCTTCTTCACACACGACGGTGGCGACATATTCACGCAGCGCCTCACGCAGCCGCTCTATTTCGTCGGCGGCTTCATCCGCTACCGACAGGTCCGCATGGGCGAACGTCGCAAGATCGCGCAGATTTTTGATGAGACTGTCGGTCATTTCATCGCCTCCTCATACGCAGCAAGGGCGTCGTAAAGGTTTCTGTCTGCGTTCGGCATCAAATCGCGAAGTCCGCGTTCGAAGACAGTCATGTCGATGTTCTTTGAGAAATCGACCAGATGCCCTTGATAGGTGTATGCGAGCCACCAATAACTTGCCTTCACCACAGCGCGAGACGCCTTTAACTCGCGGTCTTTGATGTCCAATAATACCTTAAGACGGGCAATTTCATCTTCCAAATCTTCGAAATAATCCATCATCACTCTTCCTCCCCAAGTGCGGCGCGGGCAATCTCTTTCATGTCGATAACATCATCCCCGTCATAAATGACCGGGTTGTTACCGGGATAATCACGTATCTTCCGCAGTGCATCACGCAGGTGCGCCACTTCCACCATCGCCCGCGAGAGTTCTTCGCCCACGGCCATGTATTGCGCCACTGCGGCCCCATCATTGTTGGACATCTTCCACCTCCAGCTCTATCCCAGCTTCTTTCATCATCTGCCGGGCGACAGCGAAATGCTCATAGTCCATGTTCGTCAGACCGGGCCCGCAAACTATCTTTTTGATACCTGCGTTAATGAGCATCCGCGTGCAGTTCGCGCAGCACAGGTGCGTCACGTACACCGTGGCCCCGCGCAGCGTGGCACGGGCGGCGTGCGCGACGAGGTTCTCTTCTGCGTGCGCCGTCCAGAGATACTTGCCGGGGCGCTCCATCCGGCACGGCAGGTCTTCCACGCCTCTCGGCAGGCCATTGTAGCCCGTCGAGAGGACGGCCCGACTGTCAGGGGCCACGGCAACTGCGCCGACCTTGGTGGAGGGGTCTTTCGACCACTCCGCCACGACCGCCGCCATATCAAGGAACCTTTGGGTCCATTTGGGCATCAGAAGCACACCGTGTTGCAGTTGTTGCCCTGACAGCACGTCTGGCACACGACCATCTTGCCCTCGACGAAGTAGGTGTTTGTCACACAAGCACCCTGCGCGCACACTTCCTTCGTCATCAGCAGCACCATGATGATGGCCGCGATCAATCCCACGGCAAAGCCAAGCACCGCCAGCATCGCCATCACTACGTCGAACAGCTTCGGGAACATCACCGGCCTCCCTTTGGAGAGACGTGGTAGCAATCGACAACGTCGGCCACTAATGCCCTACGCGGATAGTCAGACAGCGCCTCCGCAATATCCATGTACGGGGTCAGGAACAACTGATCTTGGTATCGGTCCGCAACCTGCCATTTACCGTCCTCGAACGCCACGAAGACAATGTCATCAACTTCAATGGGACGCGCCGCCTCGTCGAGCGCAACAAGGGGATGGACTTGCGTGTAGCGATTGAGGTGCATGATCGTCTTGCCGTCGTTGCCCTCTTCGAACTCCACGCGGACCGTCGGCGCACCGGGCGATGCCCATGCCATGTTGTCCAATACCTTGACGGGCAACAGGACAATGTCCCCGTTATTTGCTTGGTTGAGTTTCATGCCATTTCCTCCATTACCTTATTGATAGCCATATTCTGACTGTCCACGTGGGAGACGCGGTGCGTCACGGCGGACACAGCCCGCCACGTCTGCGTGGCACGGGACCACTGCACGAACCCGACCTCTTTGCCGTAATAATTGACAGTGTAAAAGGTCCGGTCATTTGGGTGCCGTTCGAGCGAAACAGGGAACACCGGCTCATCCCAGTCATCGTCCAACAGCAGTTCCTTCACTTTTCCCATTTTCTCCACTCCAAGTTTTTCACGTGCTGCGCTAACTTCTCCGCGATCAAGACCGCCGCGTGTTGAGCGGCAGACTGATCGGGATACGGGCCACGGGACACTAGCTGCGTCGTATGGTCGGAGGCGAGGACCGTCGCCCACCATGCGCCCTCGTCCCAATTAGCCTCTGCGTAAACGATGGATTGAGGTAAGGGCATTACTCCGTTCCTTCTTCAACAGCACGCCAGATCTCGCGGCCTTTATGGGTGTCGTAGACTGCCCATGAGCGCCCGGCATAATTTATAGGAACCCGTCGGCCCTTGGCCGGAACACAAAACAAGTCCCCTTCAGCAAAGCTGAACAACCGTGGCATCGTCCAATGAGTAGGCTGGTACTCATACCGGGGCATTTCAGCCGCATCCATGCAGAAGTAATCTGCGAGAATTGTTTTCGCGTGCATCATTCCGCCTCCGGCGTTGGCATATAGGCCAAGTGCAAGTCGATCCGCTGCTGGATGTCAGACGCTGTGCGGGACAGCGAGGAAATCAGGCAGCTCAGGGAGTCAGCGTCAATCGTCCAGTAGTTGTCTGAAAGAGCCTTGAGGGACATCTCCAGATCGAAAACAGCCGTGGAGGTGTCTGCCAATAGGGTCCGCTGGCGGACGCTCACTTCTTGCCAATCGGTCTTCGGTGTCTGTGTTGTTTTGCGCTTTGCCATGATCTTTAACCTTTTTAAGCAACCGGCTCTATTGCCCGTTGTCTTAGTCAACATGGCATAAGGTTGGTGGGCTCACAAGGGGCAAAACTAGCAGCGTTGGCCCGTTTTGGGGCACGGCGTGGGGTAGACACCACCCAAAAAACACCTAGACACCACCCTTAAAAATAGACACCTTGGTGTCTAGTGTCGGAGTGCTCTAGTTAGACACCTAGACACCACTGCTATTCTCGGAAAAGTGGTGGCTACTACCATTTTTCTTCAATGATTGCAAAGCACTAACCTCAAAAATAGACACCTAGACACCACTTTTTATAAATCTAAGTAATACACACATCTCTACCCCTTTCTATCTAGTGGCCTGCTACGTTGTGCCCCCTTTTGCCCTTGGTGTACGGGGTAACCCTCAAAAATGAGGTGGTGTCTACTACCCTTACGGAAGGAATAGACTAAAGTCTAATACCCCACCCCTTCTGGAAAAGAACGCCACGTCCAAACTTTGCTAGATTGGTTTTTAGAAAAGCTGGACCAAGTGGACTTATTTTTGAGGGGCTTTTGCAGCCACACGGTTTTGCGCCCCAAAATGGGGATTGACCTAAAATGGGGCATGGATCTTAAAATAAGGCGTGAGGCACAAAACCCATTTTGGAGCATGAGGCACAAAACCCACAATGAGGCATAAGGCACAAAACCCACAATGAGGCATAAGG